GGCGGGCAGGCAGAGGATGAGCGCAAAGAAAAGCGCAGTGATGATGGCAAATGGCTGATGCCAGGTGGTCTTGATGTTCATGGTGAGAGTTTGGTTTTAGAGGACGTCAGTTGATGAGCTCCTAAAAGCCCTACCCACCCATGCGGGCAGGGCTTGACAGGAAATCACCAGGCGGCTCAGGCCGGGTTGAAGTCAGCGCAGTAGGCGAACGAGGCCGGGCGCATCACACCGCCGTCATAGTAGACGGAGCCGACAATCCGCACGAGGCCGGTGGTCTCGAGCGTGCCATCGGTGACGGCCTTGAGGTTGAAGCCACCCCAGATGGCGCGGCACAGATCCGCCCAATTGCCGTAGAAGCCACCGGAGAGGATGCCGGAGCTGGCGCCCTTGCTCAGCGTGGAGCTCACCGCGTTGGTGACGGCGGGCAGCTTGCCGCGGATGCGGCCGCCGGCGCGGTCATCAATGATGAACATGGAGTCAGTGGAGGCCACGCGCACGGTCTGCTCGAGCTTACCAACCAGCGCCTCATTGAAGAGGTAGTTGGTGCGGCCAATGTTGGCATTGGCCACCGCCACCTTTTTCTTGAGGTTGATCATGTCAGCCCAGACCGGGGCGGCGCCATCGGCGTTGGTGCCATTGGCGGCGGCACCGCCAGCGTAGACGGCACCAATACCCGTGGTGGCGGCCACGCCCGTGGGATCATCGCTGCCACCCGTGCCATGGAGCAGGGCAATCTGCATCTTGCTCATCAGCTCCTGAATGATGGTGCGCTCAATGAACTGCTGAATATTGACGGAGCTCTGCAGCAGCAGCTGCTGCGACACATCCACGTAGCTGGGCAGGCGCTTGGGGCTCAATGAGAGCTTGGCGGTGGTGCCGCTGTATTCATCGGCGGCAGCGTTCTCAGTCTTGTGGGCGGGAGCCGTGCCACGCACCCAGCGCGGGAGCACGAGATTACCCACCAGGCCGTTGAACGTGGTCATGCCCAGACCCTCAAGGACGTCTTCATTAAAGAAGGCATCAAGCAGACCATTGGCCTGCGTGCTGATCGTCATGCCGCCCTGGTCACCAGCCGCGGACGTCTGGCCGGTGGCGGTATTGTCGCGCAGTTCGCGCTGGGCGCCACGGTACGCACGCTGGGTGCGGTGCACGAGGGCCCGCGGGAGCATGATGCCCTCAAACGTGGAGATGCCGGCCTCACGGGCTTCCTTGGCACCTTCCTGCGCCAGCTCACGCTCAGCGCCATCAAGCTCAGCAACGTTGAGCTTGCACGAGGCGCGGAGCGCCTTGCCCAAGTAAAAGGAATCAACCGCCCGGGATTCACTGCGGGTCAGCTGGGTAGGCGTGGCGCTCTCACGTGCTGCCTGACGGAACTCAGCGTCAAGATCCGCGTTGAGCGCATCAAAACGGCCCTCAAGCTCCTTAAGCTTGGGATCGTTGTTTTTGTCGGTGACGGCCTTGCGGGCGTCGCTGTCGAGGTATGAGCGGATTTCTTTTTTGAGCCCGCCCACATCCTTATGAAGCTTTTTCAGTTTTGCTGTCATGATGTTATGTGGTTTTGGTGGGAGCGTTTCGGGTGAAAATCCGCAGCCCGGTCTCCCTCGGGCTGTCAGAAATTGGCGTTGCCGCCGGCAGTTGCTGGCGGGCTTCGGCAAGTTTTTCCGCGGCACGGGCCGCAATGGCGGGATTGACGGCGGTGCCATTGGCGGCCAGCCAGTCAATCAGGGTCTTGGCGTTGGCGGCGGCGGCGGCCACTTCGGCCTTGGCGTAATCAGCCAGGAGGCCGGCCGGCGCGGCCCGCAGATACTCAAGCGCATCGGTGAGGGCGTAGGTGGCGCGGTTGAGGGCGTTGCCTGCAAACTTGGTATCAGGCGTGACGGTGGGATCCCAATAATCAACAATGCCGTCTGGACGGTAATAGGAGCCGCGGTCTTCGCTCTCCCCTTCCACCCCGCGGCGGCGCAGTTCAACGGTAAGGCTGCTGTCAGTGTAGGCCGGCCAGGCCACGGGATTCACGGCCAGCAGGCGGGCATCTAAAATGGTGCGCTGGTCAATGCGGTCATCCCGCTTTTCCCATTTTTCCCCGGCCTGATCACGCACCTCAAATTCAAATGAGGTGCCGGTGATGATCTTCTTATCAACCAGCTTGATGAGATCCGAGCCGGCGCGGGTATCGGGCACAAGGGCCCGGTAGCGCATGGCCTTGCCATCGGTGGTGATGGTGAGATTTTCACCGATCTTGGCAAAGGCGTTGAGGGTATCCTCAGTGTGGCCGGCAAAGGCCATGATATCCTTATCCTCCGTGATGGAGCGCTTGAAGGCATCAGGCGCAATCTGCTCCACAAATGGGCGGGCGCGGCCCCGCTTGCTGAGGATCACGCTGTCAGCATTGAACGGGATTTCCCCCTCAAGGGCTGCAATGTAGCCAGCGGTTTTCTCAGCTTCGGTGACGTCACGGCGCTCAATGCTGGCGCGGGCGCGGATTTCGCGGGCGTGATCGGAAAGGCGGCGGTCTGACCGTAGCTCACGGCCAAGACCAATGATGAATAGTGGTGCAGTTTTCATTTGTCTGCTGGTTCAAGTTGTGGTGTTGGTTCCGCGGCGGCCGGCTTGGCCTGGCCTCCACCCTGCCCGTTCATAGGCGTGAGCGGATCATCAGCCCATTTGTCTTGGATGCGCGGAAGGTCTTCTAAGTCGCAAATTTGGTTTGCGGTGATGGAGCGGAGCTCCGTGAGGGTCTTGTAAAATGCGGCACGGGCGGCGGGATCACCGCGGAGCAGGGCCTGCACGGATACCTTGAAATAAAACTGCTTCACCCGGCGCTCATCCTCAGAGAGCAGCACATTGTTTAATGCCTGCTCGAGGTTCACGATCCAAGGCGTGAGCATGTAATCCACGGTGCCGCGGTTCATCTGCTCAATGCCGCTGCCCCAGGTGGTGCCCTTTTCGGTGGATTGCAGGAGGTGGAGCGGGATGCCAAAGAAGCGGGCAATTTCCTCCACTTCAAATTTGCGGGATGCCAGCAGCTCAGCATCTTCATTGTTCATGCCGATGTTTTGCCAGGAAAGGCCATTGAGCATGCGGGGCTTGGCACTGTTGTCAGGCCCGCCATAGGTCTGCTCATAGGTGGCACGGATGAGGGCCATCTGCTCAGGCGTATAGACCACATCCCCCTTGGTGGTGAAAAAGCCGGGCATGCGGGCCCCGTGGGTAAAGGTGGCGCCGGTGTGGCGCTGGTAGGCCAGAGAGAGGCCAAGGGACTCACGCATCACGCGCAGCGGTGAAAGGCCGCCCACGCCATCCGTGCTGAGGGCCTTGATGTGTATGACGTCAGAGCAGAGCAACTGGCCGCCGTTATCTTGGGCGGCGCGGCCCTTGTAGACCACGGTGCGAAGATTGCTGATCCAGTAGGGCTCAAGCTCCGCGGGATGGATCGGCACCACCTCCGTGGGCTCATAGTAGCCGTTGCGATAAACGCGGGCATACCCGTTGCCGCGGGAGGCGGCGCTGGCCATGAGGTAGCGCTTGAACTCAAAAGGCGTCTGGAAATTGTTCGGCCGATCACGGAGCAGCCACGCTGCCTGGTGGTTGGTGACTTCAACCGGGCCGCCGTCTGTCTTTTGCATGAGGCGCAGCGGGAGCATGGCCACCAGCTTGGAAACGATATCAACGCAGGCGTAGTAGGTCACCACGTTAAAAGCGGTGTCAGGCCCAACGCGCAGGCCGGTGGCCGTTGGCCCACCGCCCACGGCATCAAAAAGCCAGCCCTCTGGGCTCTTCAAACCGCTGGTGCCGCTGCGGGCCTCAACGGCAGGCGTGAGGGCGGCAATGCGGGCAGCGCGGTTCTCATCCTCCTGCAGAAGGTCTAGAGCGGTTTTTGAAAAGCGGGACTTGGCCACGCTCTTCCGTGAGTATTCCCACCCACAGCCCTACAAGTTAAATCTAGTTTCGTGCTACGCGGTGGCACTCTTTGCTACGTTTTAGCACTCCGTGGCACTTGCTGGCACTTCAACCAAGTGAGAAAACACCGGGCAGCGGCGGCGGTGGCGGTGTTGATAGTTCAGCTTATTGGACAGCATCGGT